GGTCAAGGGCGCACCTCAGAAACCCGCTAGTTTTCGCAACTTTTTTGCAGTTTCGTTTCCGTGACCACCCCCGCAGAACAACCCCTCGAAGCCAGTCCTCTCCGCTCCATGACGTGTGGATCGAAGGACCTCGCGGAGCTGTTCGGTTATTCGGCGAAGAGAATCGAGCAGCTCGCAGACGAGGGGATCGTCGTGAAGAGGTCGCGCGGGAAATACGCGCTTTGGGAATCAATCAAGGGATTGGTCCTCCACCGCGACACGAAGAAAAAAAACCAATGGGACGGCGACGAGGGTGGCAGCTACGAGGAGCACCGAGCTCGGCTCACCGCGGCCAAGGCGGACGTTGCCGAAATCTCCGCGGCCATCGCCAAGGGGCAGGCGCACGACGCCGGAGCGGTCGAAGCCGTGTGGACCGACATGCTCATGAACGCTCGCTCGAAGCTGCTCGCGCTCCCGACGCGGCTCGCGCCGAAGCTTCGCAAAGCGAACGACCTGGCCGTCGTGAAGGACATCCTCGAAACCGCCATCACGGAGGCGCTGAACGAACTCGCAGCATATGATCCCGCTCGCGTCACCAACGAATACCTTTCGACGCATCGCGTCGATGTGGCTCCCGCCTCCGGTTTGGAGTGTGAGCCAATGGGCTGACAACTGCCGCCAGCTTTCGAGTGAGGCGAGCGCGGCCGCCGGTCAGTGGGACACGTCCCAGGCTGAGTATCAGCGCGACATCATGGACGCGTTTAACGACCCTGAGGTCGAGGACGTGGTGGTCATGTCGTCGGCTCAGGTTGGCAAGACCGAAATCCTAAACAACGTCGTCGGCTACTTCATCGACTACGATCCTTGTCCGATCCTAGTCATTCAGCCGAACGAGAAGCCGATGGGCGAGGCGTGGTCGAAGGATCGTCTCGCCCCAATGATCCGCGACACGCCGTCGCTTCGGGCGAAGGTCTCTCCCGCGAAGGGGCGTGACAGCGGAAACACGATTTTCCACAAGACCTTTCCGGGCGGACAGCTTTCGATCGCCGGCGCGAACTCGCCGGCCGGCTTGGCGTCGCGTCCGAAGCGCGTGATTCTCGGCGACGAAATCGACCGGTGGGTTGCATCCGCGGGGACCGAGGGCGATCCGATGGAGTTGGGCAAGAAACGATCCACGACGTTCTGGAATCGGAAGCACGGTTGGTTTTCCACCCCGACGATCAAAGGCAAGAGCCGAATCGAGAAGGCGTTCGAGGCCTCAGACAAGCGGTATCGGTTTTGCCCGTGCCCGCATTGCAAACACGAGACGCGCCTCACGTGGTCAATGGTTGTGTGGGGCAAAGACACTCCCGCGGCTGGCGACCCGGAGAAGGCCGTCTATCAGTGCCCGGCCTGCTCCGGATTCTTCGACGACCTTCAGAAGGAAATCGCGGTGCAGCGCGGTCGATGGATCGCCACCGCACCGTTCAAGGGTGTCGCCGGATTCCACCTGTCCGAGCTCTACTCGCCGTGGCGCACGCTCAAGCAGATCGTTCGATCGTTCCTCGAAGCGAAGGGCGACCCGAGCCTCATGCAAGTGTGGGTTAATACGTGCCTCGGCGAAACCTTCGAGGAGCAAGGCGAGCAGATCGACGAAAACGAATTGCTTGAGCGCGTCGAGAAATACGAGGCCGAAGTCCCGGCGCGCGCGCTCTACATCACGGGCGGCGCGGACGTTCAGCCGGACCGGATCGAAATCGAGTTCGTCGGATGGGGCGCGGGCGAAGAGTCATGGAGCCTTGGTTATCACATCATTCAAGGCGACGTTGATATTCCGGAGGGAGCCCCCGGTTCCCCATGGACGCACTTCACCGACCTGATCCGCAAGCGATTCCGCCACGAGTCCGGAATTGAAATGATCGCCGAAGCGATTTGCATCGACACTGGCGGCACGGGCGAAAACACGCAATCGATTTACAACTACGCGAAGCGCCACAAGGGCGACCGCTTGTTCGCGGTGAAGGGCAAGGGCGGGCCAGGCTTGCCGATCGTGGGACCACCGAACCGCAAACGCTCAGGCAAAAACAAGCGACCGGTCGACCTCTACATCGTCGGCACGAACAACGCGAAGGCCGTGGTCATGAAGAGGTTCAAGATCGCGGAACCGGGCGCGGGTTACTGCCACTTCCCGACCGGTCGCCCGGACGATTATTACCGCCAGCTATCGGCCGAGAAGGCGGTGACGAAGTTCGTGAAGGGCTTCCCGGTCATCGAGTGGAAGAAAGACTCCGGCCGTCGCAACGAGGCGCTCGACTGCCGCGTCTATGCGTTCGCCGCCCTGGTCCTTCGCTCGCCTCAATTCGACAGGCTCGCCTATCGGATGAAACTTGCGATGGAGCGCCGCGGCCGTGCTCCGGTCAATGCGCCGACGCCTGAACCGACACCCGCCCCGGCACCCGAAAGCAAAACCGCGCAAGACCCGACACCCCCTCAAGAGGATAGTCCGCAGAAGCCGCGACGGGTTCGACGCCGAGCCGGTTTCGTTCGCAACTGGTAGCCATGATTAAAGGCGAGACACTCAAGCTAGAGGTGACGAACCCCGACACGACCGCGGTCGAGTTCCGCTTCGGCGGCCCACAGACTCACAACATCGCGGCCACCAAGAACGGTGACACGTTCACGGCCTCGACGAGCACCGCTGAATGGACGTCTGGTGCCTACCGCTGGCAGACATGGGCGACGTTTGCCGATGGCTCAGTGTCGGTTATCTCGCAGGGAAGCCTTGATCTTTACGACGCTCTCGGCGTTGGAGACGTCCGTCTTCCGGCCCGCAAAGTCGTCGAAATGATAAAGGCGCAGATGGCCGGAAACGCTGGTGAAGGCGTGAAGCGCTACAAGATCAACAATCGCGAGCTGGAAAGGTATAGTTCCGGGGAGCTCCTCCAACTCTTGAGTTGGTGGACTGCCGAGATGAAGAAGGAAGAAAAGGCTGGCAATGGCTGCAACTCGCTCGGACCCCGAATCTCTGTCCGCTTCTAACCATGGGCCTCTTCGACAAGTTTTTCACGCGCTCCGTTCCAGCCTCGATTCCGTCGGCTCCACCTTACCCAATGCGAGCGCTCCCGCCGAAGCGATCCGCCGATCCGTCGGTGACCGTCGCCCCTGGCTCTGATCGCAAGATCGCGCGTGCTGGGAAACGAATCTTCCAAGCCGCTGCCGGTGGACGCCTCGAAAACTCGTGGACATCGACGCCGACTTCGGTTGACGCGTGGATTTACCAGCATTGGTCGACGCTCGTCGCCCGCTCACGCGAGCAGGTCGAGAACAATGACCACGCCTCGAAGTTCGTGCAGCTCTGCCGAGACAACATCGCCGGGCCGAAAGGCTTCACGCTTCAAGCCGCGGTCAAAGACCCGAACGGATCGCCCGACACTCTGGCGTCGAGCGCAATCGAGGACGCGTTCGCGCGGTTCTCGAAGAAAGGCGTCTTCGACGTCACCGGCACGCTCTCTCGTGCGGATGCCGAGCGACTGATTTGCTCAAGCGTCCCGCCGAATGGCGAGGTGATCGCGGTCGCGCGCTACGGCCGAGAGCTGAACGAGTTCGGCTTCGCCGTGCAGTTCATCGACCCGGTTCTGCTCGATCCGACGCACTACGAGGAACGTGCGAACGGAAACGTCATCCGTCATGGCATCGAGTTCAACGCGAACGGAAAGCCGGTCGCCTATTGGTTTCGCCGCATGGACGAGCGGCAAATGGGCTATGTCTCCGGCTACTCGGCGCAGTCATACGACATCGTGCCAGCGGAGAACGTATGCCACATTTTCCTGCCCGAGATCATCGGACAGAAGCGCGGTCTGTCGTGGCTCCGCACGGCGCTCTGGCGTCTCCGCATGCTCGGCGGATTCGAGGACGCCGCAATCGTCAACGCGCGTGTCGGCGCTGCCAAGATGGGATTCTTCCGCGACGAAAATGCGGATAGCGACAACGACGACGACATTCCGATGGAGGGCGACCCCGGGACGTTCGAGGACATCGGAAGCCGCCAGCTCGTGCAGTGGAATCCGCAATTCCCCGATCAATCGATCGACCCGTTCACGAAGTCTCTCCTTCGTTCCATCGCGTCTGGCCTCAAGGTTTCCTACAACAATCTCGCGTCCGACCTGACGTCGGTAAACTTCAGCTCGATCCGCCAAGGCGCGCTCGACGAGCGCGAAGTCTGGAAGGGACTGCAAGAGTGGCTGATTTCGACCTGGTGCGAATGGCTTTACGACCGCTGGCTTCAACGCGCTTTGCTCGCGCAGGCGATCACCGTCGCGAACAAACCGCTGCGATTTGAGCGCATCGACAAGTATCGAGCCGTTACCTGGCAGCCGCGCCGCTGGGCGTGGATTGATCCGGCGTCGGAAGTCTCGGCGAATGAGAAAGCCATTGCGATGCGGATCAAGAGCCGGTCCGAAGTCATCCGGGAAACCTCCGGCCGCGATCCGGTCGACGTGTGGGAAGAAACCTCGCGCGAGGACAAGGAAATGTCGGCGCTCGGAGTTAAGCCCGAGGCGATGCCCGGAAGCCCGGGCGGATCGAAACCGCAATCCGAAGAACCCGCGGAATGAAATCGTTTGTCCTCGCTCTGTTAGGCTTGCCGATCACGATTCCCATTTTGATCTACCTCGGCTTTTGCGCGGCAATGTCGAAGATCACGGGCGAAATGGATCGAGCAAAACCGCGCAAGACCAGGTAATCGACGTCGGTTTACTTTCGCGCTCAATGGCACTCCGCCGACGCAACCCTTTCCTGCCTGGCATGGCGCTTCAGCGCGACGGATCGCCCGTGGCTCCGCCCTTTGTTGCGGATGATCGGACGGCGTTTCGCTCGCTGACAATCGACTCGCGCTCGATCAACGAGGAAAACCGAACCGTTGAGCTTTCCTTCAGCTCCGACATCGAGCTCGAACGGTGGCCCGGAGTCATTGAAGTTCTCTCTCACGAGCCCGGCGCGGTCGAACTGACGCGTCTCCTCAATGGGGCTCAACTTCTCTTCAACCACGACCGCGATGACTACATCGGAGTCATTGAAAGCGCGAAGATCGGGGCGGACCGGAAAGGCCGGTGTGTCGCTCGATTCAGTGAACACGAAGACGCCGAGAAGGTCTGGAACGACGTGAAGGCCGGAATCCTTCGCAACGTTTCAGTCGGTTATCGCATCCTGGAAGTGAAGCTCACCGAAGAGCGCGAAAGCGGTGTCGACGTTTGGACCGTCACGCGATGGGAGCCTTATGAGGTCTCTATCGTCACGATCCCCGCGGACATCACCGTTGGAATTGGCCGCGACGTGCGGTCGCTCTTCAGCAAACCGCAACCCAACTCTCCTAACTCTCAGAACCGAAGCATCATGAATCGTGCTCAAATCATCGCCATGCTCCGTCAGCTCGGCGTGTCCTTCCAGGACTCCGCCACCGACGAAGAGCTTTCCGCCCTTTTGCAGCGTTCGCTGCCAACCAATCAGCCCGCTCCGGCTCCCGCCCCGGCCCCTGCGCCTCGCGTGCAGGTCGTGGACGAGAACGCGGCCCGCGCCGCCGGTGAATCCGCCGAGCGCGAACGCACCCGCTCGATCTACGACGCCGGCCGCAAGTTCGAACAAACCGAGCTCGCGCAAAAAGCAGTCGAGGAAGGCAAATCTCTCGAAGAGTTCCGCACCATGCTTCTCGACGCGGTTGACGCGAAGAACAAGCAGGTCGTAGACGGCTCCAAGCCTATCGGCTTGAGCGACAAGGAAGCCCGCGGATTCTCCGTTGTGAAGCTCTTCCGCGCTTTGTCCGCCGACGCTGACAGCCGCGCAAAGTATAACAAGGAAGCTGCCTTCGAGCTCGAAGCCTGCCGCGCCGCCGCCGATCAAATGACCCATCGTTCCGCGAAGGGCACCGTCATTCCGGTCGACGTCCTGCTTCAGCCGCTGACCGGTCAGCGTGCCGACACGATCATCGGGGCTAAGACCGCGGCTGGCTACACCAACGCCGGGACCAACAGCATTCAGACCTTGCTTTTGACGAGCTCGTTTATCGACGTGCTCCGCAATCGCAGCGTCATGATGGGCCTCATCACCGAGCTTTCCGGCTTGGTTGGCAACATCGACATTCCGAAGCAGCTCACCGGCTCGGCCGCTGAGTGGATCGGTGAAGATGAAGCGGGCGCGAAGAACGACATCACCTTCGGGATCGTGTCGCTTCGCCCGAAAACTGTCACCAACCGCGCCGAACTCACCCGTCGCATCCTCATGCAGAACAGCCTTGGCGTGGAAGCCTTGGTGCGTGCTGACATGATCAAGACGCTTGCTCTGGCGATCGATCTTGCGGCGCTCTACGGCACCAATGCGAACAACCAACCGAAGGGCCTGGTCAACCAATCCGGCATCAATACCGGCATGTGGGCGACCGACGATGCGCCGACCTTCGCCGAATTGGTTGCGATGGAAACCGAGATCGCGGCCGACAATGCCGACATCGGCTCCATGGCCTACGTTGCCAACGCCCGCATGCGCGGTCACATGAAGACCACGCAGAAGTTCACCGGCGGCGGTGACACTGGCACCCTTTGGGAGCCGGGCGGCACCGTCAACGGCTACCGGACCGAAATCACCAATCAGGTCGCCAATGGTGACGTGTTCTTCGGCAACTGGTCCGACCTTCTGATGGGCATGTGGGGCGGCCTCGACGTCACCGTCGATCCCTACACGCACTCGGACAAGGGACGCATCCGCATCACGCAATTCCAAGACGTCGACTTCGCGATCCGCCGCGCCGAGTCGTTCTCCTACTACAAGACCAACCCGGCCTGATCGGGTGACTTTTGAGTGAGTCCTCAAGGGGCGGGTGGGAAACTGCCCGCCCCTTTTTGAACCAGAAATCGAAGCACCGAATGAAAATCAAGATTACCCGAAGTGTCGGCATCGAAGGAAAATTCGTTCAGCCCGGCGAAGTCGTGGACGCCCCGCGCCCGCTCGCCCTCAATCTGATCGAGCGAGATCGAGCCGTTGCCGTGGAGGATGACACGCCGGCCGAGGTCGTCACCGATGACGGGCCGAAGTTTCTCGACTCGACGGCAGCACCGGACGAGCCCGAGCAACCCGCCGCCAAGTCCAAACGAGGCAAGTGATGATCCGGGACCCGCTCGACGTGTTCATCGCCGACTTCGCCGAAAACGAGGAGATCGTTTTCGAGTGGGAGGATGGGACGAAGACCTGCAAGGGCATCTTCGACAATGGCTTCGTTGACGCGCAGATCGGGGAAACATCACTCACCACCACCCAACCGCGTCTGACGT